CAAAGAACATCCTCAACGTCGAGGAGGCAGCGATGCTCACCGGGTACAGCGTCAAAGGCATTTACACCTTGACAAGTCGCCGCGACATCCCCCACTACAAGAAGAACGGAAAGCTCTACTTCCGGAAGAACGAGCTGGAGGATTGGATGACGGAACACCCGGTCAAGACCAACAGAGACATTAACAGCGCAGCGGAGACTTACACCGCCACGCACAAGTACAACAATTTATAATTTTTTCAACACAATGGAACAAGAAATCATTGAAATCAAGCAAGCCGAAGTGCTTCAAGCAATCGACCGCGCCGAAGTGGACATTCAGATTTCCACAGCCAAGCAGTACCCCAGAGACCTGCAGGTGGTGCTTAACAAAATCGCAACCTACGCCACCATGGACAAGGAGACAGCAGAGGACTGCTTCTACGTTCTACGCCGCAAGAACGACCGAGGACAGGACACGATCATCGAGGGATTGAGCGTCCGCATGGCGGAGATCATCGCCAGCGCATGGGGTAACATTCGCGTAGCCACCAGAATCATCGGCAACGACGGAAAGACCATCACGGCACAGGCAGTATGCCACGACCTCGAAAGCAATACTGCCATCACCAAGTGCGTACCACGCCGCATCACCAACAAGGCTGGTAAGACCTTCAGCGAGGATATGCAGGTGGTGACCGGGAACGCAGCAGCCAGCATCGCCTTCCGCAATGCTGTTCTTTCGGTGATACCCAAGGCAGTCACAAAGAAGATTATCAACGAGGTCAAGCGCGTAGCCCTCGGACAGAGCATCGACCTCGAAAGCAGCCGCCAGAACGTTATCGCCTACTACGGAAAGCTGGGCGTCAAGCCGGAGCAGCTCCTCGCATACCTTGGCGTGAAGACGGTCGAGGCAATCGACAAGCAAATGATCTTCGAGCTTCGCGCATTGCGCAACGCTATCGAGGAGGGAACGACCACGGTAAAGGAAACCTTCATCGACCAAGAGAAAGAGGCACAGGCGCAAGCAGAAGCCGTCAAAAAGGCAACCACAGCCAAGGATAAGGCAGCAGCAGCCATGGCAGCAGCCACCGGAGAAGCCCCCGTCAAACCAGCATCAGCTGAAGCAGAGGAAGTGGACACCGAGACAGGAGAAGTTAAACCCAAAAACAAGTAACGACAATGAAAGCGAACAACACCATCATACGCCCGGCAAGCCGCGAGGAGTGGCTGGAAGTCCGCAAGGGCGGAATCGGCAGCTCAGAGGTTGCCACCATCGTAGGACTTAACCCATGGGAGACCCCATACCAGCTATGGCGCAGGAAGACCGGACTGGATGCACCCAAGACAGAGAACGCAGCCATGCGCAACGGACACCACCTCGAAGACGCAGTCAGCCGGATGTGGAGCGACGCGAACCCGGCACGCGAGGTAATCAAGCGCAGCGCAATAGACTGGATCATCCGCGACAACGACCGCCCATACCTACAGGTTTCACCAGACCGAACCTTCTGGCTTGGAGAGAGCCGCAGCCCGGAAGCAAAGGGCATCCTCGAAATCAAGACCACCAGAATGAAAGTTGACCCGGAAGACCTTCCGAAGTACTGGTTCTGCCAAGTTCAGTACCAGCTCGGAGTTGCCGGATACCAGCAAGGCAGCCTCGCATGGCTCAGCGCAGGAATGGGCTTCGACTTCGGGTTCAAAGACCTCCAGTTCGTACCCGACTTTTACGACTGGTTGGTCGAGGAGATAGAACGCTTCTGGACGGACAACATCAAGGGCGGCAAAGAACCGGAAGCCGTCTCGGTGCAGGACGTGATGCTCAAGTACAACCGCCACACAGACGGCAAGACCATCGAGTGCAGCGACGAAGTATTTGAGGCATACAAGCAGCTCAAGGATGTCCGCAAGGAGCTGGACGCAATCGAGGAGCGCAAGAGCAGCCTCGAAGAGACCATAAAAATGGCGTTTCTGGACGCGGAATCACTCAGCTACGGAGGAGAGACCATCGCAACATGGAAAGCCCCGAAAGCGAGCGCAAAATTCGACGCAAAGGCATTCCAAGCAGCCCATCCAGACCTCGCCAAGGAATTCACCACAATGCAACAGGGCGCACGCCGCTTCTTGCTCAAATAACCGACAGGAGGAGACAGGACAATGATAAGCATATCGAACCAAGACAGAGACAAGGCAGTGGAGTACATCAGAGCATACGCAGCCTCCATAGACGAGCGCAAAACGCACTCAACGGTGGAGTACAACAAGAAGCGGATGGCTCTCAACCTTGCCGCCAAGCTGGAGCGGAAACACGCTGAAGCATTGCCCGGAAAAGCCCAAAACAATGCCAAAAAGTGATTATCATAAAAGCACAGCAGGCACAGTGACGTCAACATTCAACAGAACCAATTAAATCACCAACCAGCTCCGCGCACGGCAGGAACAACGAAAGAAGCCAGCGCAGAAAAGCCTAAACGCGGAGCGGTTTAATCCAAACAAATGATTACACTTCGAACTAATCAAGAAGAACCAATCAAAAAGGCGATAGCCTTCTTTCAAGAGAAGAAGCCGAAGCCAAGCCTCATCGTACTACCAACGGCATGGGGCAAATCGATATTGACAGCGTTTGTCGCAAAGCACAGTACAGACAAGCTCATCGTCCTCCAGCCAAGCAAGGAGCTGCTGGAGCAGAATTACCTCAAGTATTGCACCCTTTGCGGAGACTTCGGATGCAACGCCGGGATTTACAGCGCGAGCTTCGGACGCAAGGAGATAGCGCAAATCACTTACGCAACCATCGGGTCAATCAAGAACCTCGGAGAGCAGTTCAAGAAGCTCGGCTTCACCAAGATGCTCATCGATGAGGCGCACCTTTACCCCAGAGAAGCCGACTCCATGCTGGGACACTTCCTGCAGGAGAGCGGCATCACGCACGTCCTCGGCATCACAGCAACCCCGGTCAAGCTCCAGACAAACCGCGACCGCAACGGCGAGACCTTCTCCAAACTGGTGATGCTGACCAGCCGCAGCAAAAAGGGAAACTTCTTCAAGGAGATCATCCACGTCGGACAGGTGCAGGAGATGGTGCGCCTCGGCTTTTGGAGCAAGCTCGACTACGAGGCGCAAGCCTTCGACGACACCCTCCTGCGTTTCAACACCGCCAAGAGCGAGTACACAGAAGACAGCGTCCAGAGAGCATACGACGCAAATGGCGGCACCTACGGCATCCTCAGCGCACTGAACCAGCACCACGATCGCAAGCACATTCTGGTCTTCGTACCTTCGGTAGCAGACGCACAACAGCTCGCAGCAGACTATCCCAACAGCGCAGCCATATACGGCGACATGGACAAGACAGAGCGCAACAACACCATCAACGACTTCAAGGAGGGAAAGATAAGGGTGATATTCAATGTCCGGGTGCTTTCAACAGGTTTCGACTACACCGGGATAGACTGCATCATCCTCGGCATTTCCACCGCCAGCATTGCCCTTTACTACCAGATAATCGGACGCGCAACACGTATTGACCCAGACAAGCAGGATGCCCTCATTGTTGACCTTGGCGGCAACGTGAAGCGTTTCGGCAGGGTGGAAGACATCACATTTGAGCAGGGCAAGTTGTGGCGGATGTTCGGCACAGGGGGCAAGCTCCTCAGCGGCATCCCCATCGACCAGATAGGCAAGTATACCAGAGAGGACACAAAGGCGATAGACACCCACCAAGAGCCACCGCTGGAGGTGATGCCATTCGGCAAGTACAAGGGAGAACGCATCAAGGACATCCCAAGCAATTACAAGCAATGGATGATCCGAACCTTCGACTGGAACGCCAAGAACGAGAGACTCCGCAAATCGATAGTTGCAACCCTTTAACGAACCACCGCAATGGCACGACCGAAAAAACAGACCGCCGAATATTTCAGCCACGACGCTGATATGCGAAACGACATCAAGGTAAAGGCAATACGCCGCAAGTTCCAACACAAAGGATACGCGGTCTGGTGCTTCATGCTCGAAGCATTGACAGACAGCGACGACTTCGAGATTGAGTTCGGAGAGGTCGAGCAAGAGCTGCTCGCCGCCGATTTCGACGTGCCAGTCGAGGAGCTGAAGGACATCGTGGAGTATTGCCTCAAAATAGGGCTTTTCCAGCAAGCAGGGACGAGGATCTACAGCGAAGCGCACAAGAGACGCTTTGCAGAAATGGTCGCAGCCAGAGAGAAGCGCAGAGCCTACCAAGAGCATAGAGCTGAGGTCAATCGCATTAACGGACGCAAGGGAGGAAACCCGAACTTCAGACAGGGACAACCGAACCCCTACTACATAACCGAAACGGCTATCGAAGATAACCCAGAGATAACCGAAAATGCGGAAAAGATAACCGAAGATAAGCCTAAAATAAAGGAAAGTAAAGTAAAAGAAAATATAGAAAAATCTCCTCAAGGAGATACAAAGAAAACCGCCCAGCGTTTTATCGCCCCCACAGTTGAGCAGGTGGCGGATTACGCCAAGAGAAAGGGCTACACCAGCGTGGACGCGCGACACTTCGTCGACTACTACACCAGCAACGGCTGGAGGGTTGGGCGAAACCCCATGAAAGACTGGGAGGCAGCCGTCCGCTCTTGGGCTTCCAGAGACCGCAGCAGCGCAAGAGCCACAATAGGCGCACAGACGACAACGACAGCCACAGGCATCACCCTCGGAGTTGGCGAGACCATACGACCGGACGGCAAGAGAACATACGGCACAAGCGGCGTGATAGTTCCAGCAACAGCCCCGGCAAGACCCAGCGCAGCGCACTGGTGGAGCGAGGCAACACAGAGCTGGGAAAAAACCATTTAAGACTAACAGAAGACCATGGTACAACTTGATTTTGAAAAATTCGGCATCGACGTATCGCACATAAGCAGAGCGTCGAAGAACGCCAAGACCATATGCCCCCAGTGCCACGACCAGCGGCACGACAAACGCGACAAGAGCCTCTCGGTGAACATGGAGACCGGGATGTTCAAATGCCATTACTGCGGCTTTTCCGGATGCGCAGCCGTCCCCAGCGAATTGGACAAACGCTACTGGATGGAGAGACAGCCATGGTTTAAACCAGCGCAGATCCGGAAGCAGAAGCCGGAGTACAAGAGACCAACACCGAAGCCGCACAACCCCATGAGCGACCGCGCACTGGCATGGTTCAAAGGTAGAGGCATCAGCGCAGCCACCCTCCAAGCACTCAAGGTGACGGAGGGCATGGAATGGATGCCCCAGAAGAACGGACAAGCCAACACCGTCCAGTTCAACTACTACAAGGACGGACAGCTCATAAACACCAAGTTCCGCACCGGAGACAAGTGCTTCAAACTATGCACAGGCGCAGAGTTGATCCCCTACAACATCGACGCAATCAAGGGACAAAAGGAGTGCATCATCACCGAGGGCGAAATGGACGCACTAACATTTTACGAATGCGGCAGGCACGATGTAATCAGCGTACCCAACGGAGCAAACGCAAACCTCGACTACCTCGACGAATTCATTGAAGACTACTTCGACGACAAGGAGACCATATACATCGCGGTGGACACCGACACCAAAGGATTGATGCTCCGCGACGAGCTTCTCCGCAGGTTCGGCGCAGAACGCTGCAGGGTGGTCGAATACGGCGAGGATTGCAAGGACGCAAACGAGCTGCTCCAGAAGCGAGGCAAGGAGAGCGTCCTCCAGAGCCTCGCAGCAGCACCCGAAATCAAGATGGAGGGAGTGTTCACCATTTCAGACTTCGAGCCAAGCCTCGACGCGATATTTGAACACGGACTCCAGAAAGGCGTAACCATAGGTCACGACAACTTCGACAAGCTCCTCAGCTTCGAGACCAAAAGACTTTGCATAGTGACAGGCATCCCCGGCAGCGGTAAATCAGAGTTCATCGACGAGATAAACGAGCGATTGAACATGAGGTACGGATGGCGATGCGCATACTTCAGCCCGGAGAATATGCCGCTGGCATACCACGCGAGCAAGCTCATCGAGAAGTTCACCGGAAAGCACTTCTCCCAGAAGAAACTCAGCTTCGGAGAGTACAAGCAGGTCAAGGAACACATCGAGAACAACTTCTTCTTCATTTGCCCGAACACCGACTTCAAGATAGACACCATACTGGCAGCAGCCAAGTACCTCGTCCGCAAACGCGGAATCAAGACCGTGGTAATCGACCCCTTCAACAGACTCGACGACGAGAGCGACGGACAGAACGAGACACGGTACATTTCAAAGCTGCTGGACAAGCTAACCAATTTCGCACAGGTCAATGACGTACTGGTAATATTGATGGCGCACCCCACTAAGCTCCACAAGAACAAGGACGGAGTCATCGAGCCACCAACCCTCTACGACATCAGCGGATCTGCGCACTTTTTCAACAAGGCAGACTTCGGCATCGTGGTACACCGAGACAGACCAAACAACACGGTGCTGGTTTCGGTCGAAAAGGTCAAGTTCAGACACCTCGGAGAGTGCGGAACAGCCACTTTCAAGTACAACATCAACAACGGACGATACAGCCCCTACACTGCAGGATTAGAACCGAACTGGGACAACACCAACCACCTCGTCGAGGACGCGAAACAGAAAGCCAACGACGCAGCAGAAGCCGCACGCTTCGACTTCGACGACTACCCATTCAGCACCTCGACAGAAGAATGCCCATTTTAACGACCATAACACCACCAAATAACAGCATTATGAACAAAAACAACAGCAACAGCACACCCAGAGACCCCACCAAATACGAGGTAGGAGACTACGTAGCCTTCGACTGGGGAAGCCGCGTCCTTTAC